TTTTTTCAAGCGAGGGGGCACGCCTGCTCGCGTCGGCACGCGGCACGATGCAAGTGATCGCCGACGCGGTTGGCGCGACGAAACAGGCCGTCAGTTTGTGGCGCACCGGCGCACGCGTGCCCGATGAGCCGGCCCGGCGCAAGTTGCACGCGACGCTCAAGATCCCGCTCGGTGCGTGGGATGTGCCGCCGCACTCGACGCTCAACCAGGCCGACGACGACGAGCCACCGCCCGCGCCGTGGTTCCCGATCACGGGTGCCGGCGCGGAACCGAGCGCGCTCGAGGATTGCACGCGGCTCCTCGCACTCTTGCGCTCACAACTCAACCGGCACGACTTACTAGGCCGCGAGCGTGTGCAACTCGGTGATGCGTTTGCCCGTGCACTCACGCAAAAAGAGCGGCTCGAACGCGCGCGCGAAATGGTCGAACCGCGCACGATAAAAGAACACGTCGAGTGGCGGCGACTCAAACGCTTGATCATCGACGCACTGTTACCCCACCCGGCCGCGAGTAAGGCCGTCGAGGCCGCAATACTGCGCGTGCTCGGCGAGGATACCGACGTCAACGAGTGAACCGAGGAGACACACGAACATGCGCCCATTCACAACCGGGAAATGCCGCGCGCTCACGGCCGCGCACGTCGACGATATCGCCGTCAAGTACCTCAAAGGAGCCACGATCGAACAGCTCGCACTCGAGTACCAAGTGAGCACCACGCCGATCCGAAACGCACTCAGGATCCGGCGCGTGCCGGCTCGCAAGGGTGGGCCGCGTCGAGTGTCGGTGCGCAACCAGGTGAGCGCGTGAGGCCGGCACAAGCGGATCCGGCCGCGCCGCACACGCTCGCCGACCTGCCCAACTTTTGGGATGAACGCCGGCACCGGCAAGGCAAACCGGATCTGTCGACGTGCGCGGCCGATCTGTCGGTGGCGTTGCAACACACCCTCGCCGTGTTGCGCGCTCACGGGCACGCGTTGTCGCACGAGCACAACGCCGACGCGTATTCGGTGGGGCAAGCGCGCGGCCTCATGCTCGCGCACGACTTGCTCACGGGCACGGTGCCGCTTGATTGCGTGCCGGTGACACTCGTTCGGCGCGCGCCACTACCCGAGGCACCGGCCGCCGCACCGGACACATACCCTTTCAAACGAGGTTGACCGGTGGCAACGACGTCGCTCGCGTTCGAAGTGCAGAAACGGCGCGGCCCCGGCCGGCCGCCGAAACGCGACGAGCCGTTGCCCACGTTTATCGGCGACTTCGCGGCCGACTTTTTCCCGGCGTTGCACGCGTCGTTCGGCATCACGTTCCCGTCACCGATCTACCGGGCCGATCCGGTGCGATTCTCGCGTGAGATCCTCGGCGTCGATCCGTGGGCAAAGCAGATCGAGATCCTCGAGCGGGTGCGCGACTACCCGCGTGTAGCGATCAAGTCGGGGCACAAAGTCGGCAAGTCACATTCGGCGGCACAACTCGCACTCTGGTTTTACTGCGCGTTCGACGCCGCTCGCGTGGTGATGACTAGTACGACGTCACGGCAAGTCGACGAGATCCTATGGCGTGAGTTGCGCATGATGTTGGCGCGGTCCGGCCGGTGCGTGGCGTGCAAGGCCGAGTTGCTCGACAACCCCGCGGCTCGTGTGCCGCGGCCTTGTCCGCACTCGAGCTTGATCGACGGCGAGCTCGGCGATCTCGCACGTACCGGGCTCAAGAGTGACGACTTTCGGGAGATCGTCGGGTTCACTGCGCGTCAAGGCGAGGCCGTCGCCGGCATTAGCGGCGAGAACGTTTTGTACATCGTCGACGAGGCGAGCGGCGTACCGAAAGAGATCTACGAGGCGATCGAGGGCAACCGCGCCGGTAGTGCGCGCCTCGTGTTGTTCGGCAACCCGACGCAAAACGAGGGTGAGTTTTACGACGCGTTTCACTCAAAAAAGGATCGCTTTTACTCGTGCCTCACCGTGAGTTCGGAAGAATCGCCCAACGTCGTGAGTGGCGAACGCGAGATACCCGGCCTCGCCACCCGCGAATGGATCGACGAGAAGAAAGAGGAATGGGGTGAAAAAAGCGCGCTGTATCTTGTGCGCGCTAAAGGCGAGTTCGCCGAACACGAGGAGGGTAAGATCTTCTCGTTGCACACGATCGAGCAGGCCGAGCAACGGTGGAGTGACACACCGGCCGAGGGCCGGTTGTACATCGGGCTCGATCCAGCGGGTGAGCGCGGCCGAGGCGACGAGATCATGTTCGCACCCCGGCGCGGCCTCAAGTTGCTCGAGTTGATTGCACGCCGCGGCCTCGACGAGCAAGGGCACCTCGCCGAGCTGTTACGGATCGTGCACCGGTTGCGGCAACCGCGCGAAACCGTCGTCGTCGTCGTCGATCGCGAGGGTGAGATCGGTAGTCGCGTCAACCGCGCGATCCGCGAGTACGCCGACGATCACCCCGGCGAGCTCGAGGTAGTGTCGGTGCGAGCGTCGGATCGGAGCATGCGACAACCCGAGCTATACGCGAGGATGCGCGACGCGCTTGCCGGCTCGCTCGCGGCCTGGTTTGACTCGGGTGGTGCGATTGTCGAGGATGCCAAACTAGCGCGCGATCTGCACTCGCTCGAGTGGCGACTACTGCCGAACGGACAAGCGAAAGTCACCGACAAGGAAACGTTGCGCAAGTTGCTCGGCCGCTCGCCGGATCGATACGACGCACTAGCGCTCGCCGCGTGGGAACCGCTCTCGTTGCGTGAGTACACCGGCACCGGCTCGATCGCCGTGTTGCCCGAGGCGACGACGCGACTTGATCCATACGCCGCGGCGGCAAAGTGGCGGCGATAGGCGGCCGTCGTCGCCTGCTCGCCGTGATCCAAGTGATCGGCGCACGTGAGGTTGCGGCACGAGTACGCGTGCACGAAAGCAACGTGAGCCGGTGGGCCTCGGGGCAGTGGCTCCCGAGCTACCGCGCGCGTGTGGCGCTCGAGGTGCACTGTCAGATCCCACGAAATTCGTGGCCGGCGACCAGGCTAGGTACTACCCGATTGCAGACAACGCGTTGACGCTCGAGGCCGAACCTTACTTGCGCGACTAGCACCACGCGCGCGTGCGACACCCCGATCGCGATGGGTGCACGTGAACGACTGATGCGCGCTAGCGCGGCCCTGCTCGGGATCTCGACGTACGAGAAACCCGGCGCCGAGGCCGTCGGGCCGAGCGTCGAACAGATCGAACGCATTCGCCGCACCCTCGGCGGCAACCTGCAACCGATCCCGATCGCGCGGCCCCGGTGGTACCTCGCCGATCTTGAAACGGCCGTGTACCTCGCGAATCAAGGCGATCTTTCATGGGCCGCCGAACTCATGTCGACGGCGCGATCTGACGGTGTGTTGTCCGGCGTGTTGTCGACGCGCACCGGTGGGCTCGTGCGGTTGCCGAAACGGTTCCGCGGCGATCCCGAGATCATTGCCGCACTCGAACTCGGGCACGACGTGGCGCGCTCGGTGTTCGACGAGATGTTTCCGGCGAGCGATCTTGCCGCGCTCGCGGCCGACGGTGAGTTACTCGGCGTCGGCGTCGGCGAGCTCGTGCCGGTGGTGGGCCGCGATTACCCCGTGTTTTGCCGGCTCGATCCGCAATTCCTCATGTACCGCTGGAACGAGGGCCGGTGGTACTTTCGCTCGAACGCCGGGCCGCTCCCGATCACACCCGGCGACGGCCGGTGGATCTTACACACGCCGGGTGGCCGTACTGCACCGTGGCAACACGGATCATGGCGTGCCGTCGGCCGCGCGTTCATTCGCAAGGATCACGCGTCGCTTTATAAAGACGAGTGGGAAGCCAAGCTAGCGAACCCCGCGCGCGTTGCGTACGCACCGAGCGGCTCGGTTGAGGCGCAGAAAGATACCTTCTTTCGTCAGGTCATGGCGTGGGGTGTCAATACGGTGTTCGGGTTGACGCCGGGCTACGAGATCAAGTTGCTCGAGTCGAACGGCCGCGGGTACGACTCGTTCAACAAAACGATCGAGGCACAGAACAACGAGATCGTTATCTGTATCGCCGGGCAAACCGTCACGACGACGGGTGGTGCCGGGTTTCAAAACAGCGACATTCACTCGTCGATCCGTTCTGACTTGATCCAATCGACGGCCGACGGCCTCGCACACACGCTCAACACTCAGGGTATCCCGTCGTTCGTCGAGGCTCGTTACGGTGCCGACGCGCTCGATCGTGCACCCGTCGTCGAGTGGGACACGACGCCGCCGAGTGATCGCAACGCCGAGGCGCAAGGGATCGTCACGATTGCGCAGGGCATCGATCAGTTGACGACGGCACTCGCTCGCCACGGCCGGGAGCTGGATATCGATCTTCTCGCGCAACGGTTCGCGCTTCCGTTGCGCGGTGTCGTCGGCACCGTGTCCGGGGTGCAAGTCGATCCAAGCGACGTCGCCGACAACGCCGCCGAGGCCGTCGACGGCGAGCCACCAACACCACCGGCACCGGGGCCGCGCCTCGTTCGGGAGGCCGCGTAATGCGTCGTCGGTACGATCGGCAAGGGATCCTAGCCCTCTATCCGCAAGCGTTTTTCGAGATGTTCGTTGAGCACGAACCGGCCGACGTCACGACGGTTGACGGCAACGCGGTGATCACGATCCGCGGGCCGCTCGAACATCACGAGGGGTGGTGGACCGATTCGTATGAGGCGATCCTCGATCGCGTCACGTCGGCGTGTAGCGGCACCGCGTCGACGATCATACTCAAGATCGACTCACCCGGTGGCGAGCTGTTCGGTTGCTTTGACGCGGCCCGCGCGATCCGTGCTCGGTGCAAGGCGGCCGGTAAGCGGCTCGTTGCGTACGTCGAGGGGTGTGCCTGCTCGGCGGCATACGCGCTCGCGTGCGCGGCCGACGAGATCGTTATCAGCGAAACCGCGTACGCCGGCTCGATCGGCATCCTGATCACCCGCGTCGATCTG